TTGATAGTATTTCGGGATCGCTACCCGATTGTCTCGGCCAGGTTCATCGGGGATCCTGGCCGAGCATAGCGATCTAAAGTCCTGCGAATGAACAGATTGCGTGACGTTTCTCTTGTTCGAGATGTAGTCCACATTCTGTCAAGTATTCCTCGATGCTTTCATCTGCATCGTTTGCTTGTCGATCTGTTAACAATTTAGTATCTCGTTGTGAGAGATATCGGTACATTGCTACTTCAAGGTCTAGAGCTACTGCGTAGTTTCCGTATGGTGTCCCTGTAAAGAGTTCATGTCGGATTAGGTTCAGTGTTCCGTGAGCTGATTCATACTTGATAATTTTAATCCCGTATGTTTTCTCGCTCTGAACGATTTGAACTTTTGAGGCTGCAAAACTGTTAATCATAGATATGATTGCTGGTGAACAGAATGCATACTTCTCTACGTTTCCGTGTGCAAATACGTCTTCTAGCCATGCCTCCCATTCTGCCTCGGTATCTACGTTCGCTGTTGCGTATGTAGAAATAACGTTAATTACTCCCTCGGTAGTTCGGATAGGTTTTCCGTTTCCTGATGCAGTACGTTTTGATTTCTTTCCAAACCAGAACGCTCGCTCGATATCAATCATATGTTCGATACCTTTCTTTCGACGTTGGAAGCTAAGGTCATTCTCTTTGATAAGAGTTACCGTTTCCTTGGATGTATTAGTCGTTCCGAATGGTGTACGGAAGATTTGTGTATATCCTACTTTTTCTACTGGAGTAGTTCCTTTGATTTCTCGAAGTGTTCCACCCTCTGCGTTTGCGTTTCCTATGATCCATACAACAAGTGATGACAAGTCTACGGTTCCAGTTGCTCCTCCTAGTTCGTTCGAAAGAGTTAATGTGTCCGTTGAGATTGCTGTTACTTCAAAGGTATACTTTCCAGCTACAAACTGGATAATATCTCCGATAGCAAAACGTACTCCTTGTCCTGATGCTACAGATACTGACGGTGTAGAAGCGATGTTCTTTCCTGTGTTACCTGATGCAGTTGATGCCTCACGTGATCCGAACTCGTCTTCAAACCATTTGAATTCGGGGTCGGTTGTTTCTTGTTTCTTGATTGCTTTTCCCTCCTTTGATACTGGATCCTTTCCAGCATTAGTTAAGATCGCAAGCATTGGATATCGTTTAACATCCAATAGAGAGATCACGTCTTTCATATCGTACTTTCGTGCCGATAGATTTGTCGTGTCTCGTACTCCTGATGACATTCCCATAATAATATTTATTAGGTTAAATTAATAATCTCCAGCCTGATTTTAGATCCTGCTCTTGGCTTTCCCAATCGGTCAGGGAGCAGTTTTCACACCCTATGTTTTTATTATAGCAAGTTTTACGTTGCTATACAATATTTTTTTTTAGTGTCCTAGTCCTCCAAGGGGATTGGATCCTCCCTTGTCTGCTCCTAGAATACCTTTTATTACTCTTTGCTCGTCTGTTTCCTTTCCTCCTCCTGAGCCATTCTTTGGGGAGGTTTCGATGGCTGTCTTTGGTCGTTTATTTTTTTTGTCCTTTGGGTCTGCCTTTTCTTCCTTGGCTCCCATTAAAGCTGACACTTTCTTTGATGCCTCCATGAGGCTCATCGTTTCCCCTTTGGCCACCTTTGATTCGATAACGTCAAGGACAAGGTCTCGGAACTCTTGGTTGGTTTCGAGTAATGGATATTCTTTTGTTGCCTCATTCAGTTCGGTTTTTACTCCCTCGTGAATGCTTGATTTTTGTTCGTAGATTTCCTTTGCTCTTTTCTCTGATCGCTTATCAGTTAGTCCGAGTATAAATTCGGTAAAGGCTTGAGGGTCCATATTTGAAAAGTCTTGCTTTGCCAGTATTTCTTTTAGGTCATCAATGTCTCCTTGCTTTTTCTTTTCGGAGTCTTGACGTGCCTTGTTTTCGTCTGGTTTTTTCTTTGATGTTTTTTCCAAGTCCTGGTACATCTTGATCAGTTCTTTTGGATCCTTTCCTTTGAACTGCTCAGGTACTTCATACTCTTCTTCTTCCTCTTCCTCTACGTCTTCTTCAATGATTTCTGCGTCGTCGTTTTCTTCCTCCTCTTCCTTTCCTAGTTCTTTCTTGATGTCGTCAAATCGTTCGCTCATGTTGTTGGTTGTTTTATTCTTCCCCTCTGATTGAGAGGAGTCTTTGGATAAATTTTTGAATGGGGTTTAGCTTGACAGGGTTTTTTTCCAGGTCTTGCATGTAGGCATCTTCGGTTCCGAATACCTCTAGGGCATCGTCTTTGTATTTGCCTCGTCCTGTTAGTTCTTTCTGTCGTTCGGGTGTCTTGGTTGCCATTAAGCTCTTAATAAAGTCTTTCATTATTTTAGTTTTTTATTAGCCTTGTCTCTCTTTTCGATTGAGACTTGCACTTGGTTGATAATGAACAACAGGCCCTCTCTGTATGATTGTAGCCTGATGAGTTCCTGGGTAAACGTTTGAGGGTTTGTATTTCCTTTTACGTTATCTATCAAATGTTTTATTTCCTGATCGTTGTAGGTCAGTCGCTCGTTGATACTTCTTTGTATAATTTCATATCCCTGAGTCTGTGTCATTTCATAGACTTCCTGTCCCTCTTCAAACACTTGCTCCAGCTTGTTTGCCATGACCTATTCTGGGTCTGGCAATGGGAAGTCTCCTCCTCCAAGTCCTCCGAGTGGTCCTCCGATGTCTTGTGTTACTTCTTCATCATCTCCTGCTTGCAGTCCTCCTGCCATTGAGATTAATTCAGTGAGTAATTCGTCAAAGGTAATTTCTCCAGCCTCGTGCTGTAATTTTAGTCCTGCTAGTCCCTCTTCGATTTGCAGTAGTCCCTCTGCGTTTACGTCAAGGTCTCCTGTTTCTTCTACGACTTCTTCTTCCAAGTTTAATTCTGGTTCCATAATAATTTAATGTTTTAATTGATTAATTTCCACGTATCCTCTGCATCAGCCTTTGCAACATGTTTCCACCCTGTGGTGGAGCCTGCGTTGGCTCTGGTTGTTCTTGCTCTAGCATTGGTATTGGTTCTCGTGGCTCACTGATGGCCACTGGTTGCTCTGCTCCTGGTGTTTCTACTACTTCTGCCTCTGCATCTGGATCCATTGCGTCTCGGTCCAGTTCTGCGTTTTCTTTTGATTCGAGGCCCAGGAGGACATCTTCGTATTGACTGAGGTCAAATTCTTCTAGCACAAGTTTTTGCAGTTCTCTTTTCTTGGTTTGGTAGGTTTGCATTGCCTCTGGGTCTCCCTCTGGTGGTTGATCGTTGGTTACGAATAGGTCGTAGATTTCTAGGACTTCTTTTTTCCTTTGGTCTGGACCTTTCTCTTCTTTCACTTCCAGTTCTACTCGTGCGTCAACAGCCACTTCTTTTGATTTAAATTCTTTGAAGTCTACCTCTTCTCCGAGTATCCTATATGACTTGCTGTCCTTGGTGAGGAACTTCTGGTTCAGTTGGATTGCTATGTTTGATACGTCTCCGAGTGCTGTCTCTAGCTGTCGTACCATTTGGCTGAACCTGATGTTTGTTTGTTGCAATAACATTTCCACCTTTGAGGCTGGCTCGTCACTTGATGCTGGTAGTCCTCGAACGTATTCCGAGAGTGCCAGTGAGGTTGATATTTCTCGACGTAGTAGGTTGTCTTTCTCTACCCATGAGTTGTTGGGTCCGTCTCCTCGCTCCAGGACAACGTCGTCTGCATTGTTGAGTTCCCATATTGCTCCTGGTCCTGTTTTCAGATCGTCTGCTGTAAGTCCTGAGCCTTTCTTTACTTTCTTTATTGGGTCCAGGTTTAGAACGATTGAGTCCATGGCCTGGTTCCTGCTGTCGGCTATCTCGTGAATGACAGTCTCTACTGGTTCCATAATTCCCATTGAGTATGCACTCCAGGGTACCCGTATGCAGGGGAGGTCTACAATCATTCGTCCCTCTTCTATGTCCTGGTACGGGTTCGGTTCGCTCCGTCCGAGGACTTTTTGATTGAATATGGTTGATACTGTTCCGTCGTTGTGGTCAGTACATTCCCATATCTCTACCAGCTTTGTCTGGTTGCGTTCGTCCGAGGCTCCTGTCTGTGTGTCGTCTGAGTCTCTTCCTGCTCCGTTTACGATTTGTCCCATCTTCAATGTTTCAATCTCGATCCTCTCCGATCGTGGGTCGTCGCTTATCTGTTTATCCTCTACGCAGTCCAGGTAATCGTAAATCCCTATCTTGGTTGTGGTTTCTCCGTATTCGTCTTCGTTCTCGTATTCTCCTCGATTGGTTTCTTCTTTCTTAATTTGTGCCAGTGGTTTAAATATTTGCTTTATTTCCCATTGGCTATCTTTGAGTCTGTTCGATGCTTGTGGGTCAAAGTAAAGGAGCCAGTTGTCTACTATTTCCATTCCTGGTTCCTCGATTGTGTCGTCCCAATAAATGTGTGCGTATCCGTTTCCGTATTTAAGCATGGCATCTATCCAGTCCACTTTGTTCTCGTCCAGGTTCATTGAGTATTCAAAGTTGTAGTTCAGTAGTGAGTCCCATTCTTCTATTCCTTTGCTCCCTACGTCGTCCTTGTTCATCGGGAATATCCTTGTCCTGGTCTTTGCTGAGGATAGTCGTGGCTTGATTGTCTCTACGATTTCAAAGCCTGTCGGTGGCATGAGGTTCGTCTGGTAGGCATAGTTTTGTTTATCCCTGTAGGCTCTGTAAAGTTTCCACATTCTTAGAAACTTATCTTCATATGGTTGACGAAATCGCTCGGCATTAGTGAAGCGTTTTTTCCATTTCTGTATAATAGCTGAGTCCTTGTCATTTGGTGTATAGGTTTTTGTTTCACTCATATGTTTATTGTATCATTTTTATTCTTCTTTGAACAAGCCTTTTTTATCCATGGCCACTTCGTAGTAAATCAATGCGTGAAAGTAGTCATTTTTTCCAGTGTTGGCCCATTCTCTTCTGAACGTTCCGTCCTTGTTTTCGATGACTCTTGCGTACATGGTCTCTGCGTGCTTGACCAGTGTCTTGAGGTTTGGATCCGTCTTTGTGTAGAGGATTGGATGCACTCCTTGTTCCAGGTGCGCTATCAATCGGTCTATCGATCGCTCTCGGTCGCTGAGTACTTTTATGCTTTCTGCAAATGTTTGCTCTTTTTTATCCGTGAACTTTTTGATGTCGCTGTATCGTACTATCTCTTTTCCTTTCGGTGCTGGGTTGTACCAGTTCATAAAGACTCGGCCTGGATAAATGTTTGCAAAGTCTAGCACGTCGTCTGGTTTGTAGGTTGCGTCAACAACGCAGACCTGGACGTCGTATACTTCCATCAATTCTCCTGCTCGTTCCCACTTGCTTTTTATTGTTTTCCCTATCTCATCTACTTCGTCTCGGCATACTGTGATGGCATAGATTCCCTGCTTGTTTCCTATGATGCAGTACAGCTCGTTTCCCTGGACGTCTATCCCCATGAATGATTGTAGCTCTACGATTTGTTTATCTGGTTGTAGGTTCTTATAGAATAATCCACCCTCTACTTTTCTTTCCGTGTCGCTGTAGGTCATGCCTAGTTTGAAATTAAAGAAATATTGCATGGCTCCTTTCTTTCGTAGCTCGTTGTATTCTCTGATTAGTTCCTTGGCCGACTTCCAGGGGAGCATCATCTGGTTGATCCAGTATCCTGATATTTTTCTCCCTGGGTATCGTGCCTCCCATTGCATGTTTATATCTGCGTGCTTTCCCTCTGAGGTCTTTCCGTTGTGTGTCTCGCTCCAGGACTCTGCGTACCAAACGGGGAACATCTTATTGTTAATGGTGGCCTTGCATTCCCAGCATTGATATCGTTCCTCCTCGTGGTCAACACTCTTGAACCAGTCCATGTGTTGCCTGAGTCCACACTCTGGGCAGTTGAACCTCATGAACTTCTGGTCGCTGTCCTTGAACTTCTCGTCGATCCCGAAGTTTTCAAAGGTTGGGGTTGATAGCCATACTTCCATCTTCATTGAGTCTGCTCCCTCCAGTCGTGACTGAAAGTTTCCGAGCTGTTCGTGGTCCGAGAAGTCGTACTCGTCGTAGATGTTTCTATCGCTGGTGATCATAATACCTGATGACTTCCCTTTGGTTCCTCGATAAAATAAAAACCCGTTACCCATTTGTTTCTGTCCGACACTGTCTGTGTCCTCCTTGGACATCTTATTGGCCAGACACGGGTTGTTTCTGATTATCTCGTTGGTCTTTGACTGTACGAACGTTGTCGCGTCACCTGAGGTCGGCAGGGTGTGTATCTGGTTAAGTCCTAGGTATCGGCCCATGTGGAGGCTGGATATGATTGCGTAGGTGCTGACACCTGACTGTGCTGATTTTATGACGGCTATCTTCTGGCTCTTGTCTGTGTAGATTGCGTGCAGGTAATAAAACCGTGAGAGGTCTATTGGTATGCTTTTCTCGTTGACTATCTTCTCTTGCTTGATCCAGCTGAGGACTGACTTGCGTTTCATCAAGTCTTTCATCTGGTGCATTACGTCTGGATTAAAGTTCTGGGTCATAGTCCTGTGCAATTAGTTTTCTCTGCTCTCGCTCGAATACTTCGTAGGCTTTGTCTATTGCGTTCCCTGTGGGTAGGTACTGGTCTCCTGTGTCGATCTCTCCTGATAGTTCCAGCTCTTGTCTTGACTTCCCTCTGGTTCGGTCAAAGAACTCTTTTATGGCTGGTATGCTCTTGCGTTTAAATCCCTCCTCAAATAGCACACCAAGTAATGCCTGGTTCCTGGTCATCTTTATTACTCTGAAATTTGTACCGTTCTTTTCTTTTACGTCTATTTCCTCCAGGGCGAAGTCTTCGGCCTTGTCTTTTAAAGTAACAAGTCGCTCTCTGTCCTGGCTCTTCTTTCTCCCTGATCCCTTTCTTGCTCCTCCGTTGTTCTTCCAGGGGTTTGTTTGTTTTTCTGTTGGTTGATTTACGTTATTTTTTTCAACCTTTTCAACCGTCGTCTTTCTTTTGGTATTCTTCTTTGTGTCTTTCTTTGTGTTCATAGTTATGTTGGTTATGTATTTAATTGTAGCATGTATTCAAATAAAAAAAGAGGGTTTAATCTCTTCCTTGTATTTCTTGATCTTCGTATACTCCTCCGTTTGATTCTATGAATAATATAAAATCTTCTTTATTATTAAAGGTTGAAATTGTTAGCTTTGTTGTTACTCCTTGCCCTTGTTTTATTTTTCCATAATGCAAGACACTGTTGTCTTCGCTTTTAGCTACCCAATATGGTTTTGTTGTATCAGTGTGTTTGTTCATAATAATTTTATACTAACCCTCCGTCTGAAATAGTCCATCCGTAGGTATTAATTAATACGTTTCTTGCTGTCTCTCCTGCACTTGTGTATGTAGAGTTCCCAAAGTCCACACTTTGATTATTTCTAACAGATTGTTGCGACCATGCGTTTAGAAGTAAATCATAGTTTGTGCTTGAAAGTTCTGCACCAGCCAAGAAACTATTCCAGTTGATTACATTGGATACGTTCCAAGAACTTATATCTTGGTCAAAGGGTGTACCATTAAACATAAAGTCTAATTGAGTTGCCGACCCTGTTACAAAATTCACGAGTGTTTGGTTGTAAGCTGTTTCTCTTAACATACCCCCAAAGTCTGTACCACTTGAAGTATCCCAAAACCCAATAGGTTTATTGAAGTTTTCACAAAATAGTAAGAACTCTGAAAAATTTTGAACATTAGAAACATTCCAGTTACTTACTTTTCCATTAAAGTCTGATTGCCTGAACATTCTTCTGATTGATGTTACAGATGATAAATCTGGAGCATCAGTATACGAGTCTGCTACAAGATTAGAACATCCTGAAAAGGCTTCTTCCATACTTGACCAAACAATATTTCCCCATTGTTTGATATCCATTAATTTTTCTTTATCTCCTGACCTTGAGAATTGTATTCTATTAAATGGGCTTACTTCTTTTGGTGTAATTTCTAATATATAAGTTCCTGCACCATCTGAAAAAGTTATTGTTTCCTCTCCACTTAAATCATTAAAGGTATCAACAATTACTCCTGACTGTTTTGCTACTACATCATAATTACCTTCTGCCCCTGTGAATTGGAACTGATTATTGTTTGATGTTCCAGTGTTGTCTGTCTTTACCTCAATTATGAAAGATGTTGATAGCTCACCCGTTGGAGTTTTTGATTTTATTAATCCATCTAATTGTAAAAAATTCAAATTTAACATGTTAGTTTATTTTTCTATTACTATAACCGTTGCGTCGGATCCATCGTCTATCAGATTGATTGCTGTTATATCTTGAGGAATAACGTAGTGACGTGTTACTCCTGCCTGGATAAATTCATCAAAGTTTGCGTTTGTTACATCGTCTGTTCCATATTTAAGAAATACATTGTCAGTCAATGCAGTTATCTCTATGATGCTTGTATCTGCGTCCAGGGTGATCTCTGTTGATGCTGAGATGCTTGTGTCTCTGGTTTGTGCCAATGCCACACTCGGTAGTGTTAGTGGGAGTGCGTTGTTGTTTGCATCTATAGCTAGTGCTTTTCTTTTTGCTTTGAGTGTATTTGGATTAGACATGAATTGATATAATTATATTCTTATTAATACCTTTATTATACTCTTTTATGACTATGTATACAAGGAAATGATTAACATTTTTTATGCATATGTATAAACCGTTTTGTGTTTTTTTAATCTATACAAAAAAAGAGAACACTTTTTTAGTGTTCTCTTATCGTCCAAAGGTGATAGCGAGTCTGCCCGATTGACGTAAATTGTGAGAGGTGTTAGCACTCAATGAGATGTAATACCTCCTTTTTTTCTGTTGAAGCATTGCCCTTGGCAATCTCCGTTACATGATTCACATTCTCTTTTCATGATGTTTGGTTTTGTAACTGATTTAATAGGGTACCAGTTTTGACCCTCTTTGTAATTCTTTTTAAGGTGTGTAATACATTTAATTCTATTACTGATTTTGTCTTGTCTTCAAGCTCTTGAATAGTATATAATTTCTTGTTGATTATTACACAGCCTTTTTCTGGATAGTACGTTACATTTTGTGGCATCTTTGATTGTTTTGGTTCTCCTTTATTCTAACATCTATACTAGTCTTCTGCAAAGCACGAGGCTAGAATAATGATTTTTCTCTTTCTGCATTGAGGTCTTCGACTCCGAGGTTTCCGAGTTCTTTCCCTAGCCACATTCTTCCCTCTTCTAGTTTTGTGATTGCTAGTGATAGTTCTCTTGATCTGTATTTGTTATCAGATGCTGTCTGGTTTAAGAAATTCACTTCATCTTGTACTCTACTTCTCATCATCTTAATAAACTTTTCATCGTATTTTTGTTCGTCCATATTTTTTTTAATTAAATGATTAATGTTCTTCTCTGGTTGCCCAGTGTTCGTCTGGGTTCATGTCGGTTATCTCTCCCTGGCATCCGTTGTCGAACCATGCCTCTTCTTGATCATCGAAGTAACTCATACATTCCCTTTCAATAACAGTCCCTTGATAATCTGTGCCTCCTCAATTCGATCGTTCAGTCGCTTGATCATTAATGATGTACCTAGTTGTTGTGGTGATTCTTGCTCTATGTAGTTCTCTCGTAGTTCTTGTCTGCGTTCCATGAGTTCCTCTACTCTCTTGTCGCAGATGGTTTCGATTTTCTTTTTCATTGTTGTGTTGGATTAATTGATAGCTTGCCTCCTCGGAGCCTAATTGCCTCTATGTAGGATGGTTCTGTTTCGCATCCCTCTTTCACATAGAAGTCTTTGGTTCGTTCTATGAACCTGGTTCTTCCTCGCTGTAGGTATCTTTGTCCCTGGTCGGTTAGTCCGTAGGTATCTTTCATAGTTCACTTTCTGGGATTAATTCTTTCTCTCGGACCATGGTGTATTTTGTATCGCACTTCTTGGTTGTGCATTTGAATTGCCATAGTGAGCGTCTTTTAACTTCTCCCTGACAATGTTTGCAGGGCTTTGATTCGATCTGTGCTACCTTTTCGTTGTAGAGTATCTTCTGTTGGTTGCTGTAGTCTGATGGGTAGTGGCTCATAGTTTTAGTCCTCTGGCTACTACGAATGGGCTTTCTCTTTTCTGGTGTTCTACTTCTAGGCATCGACTACAGAACCTTGTGTTGTAGAGTTTCAGTTGGTCTTCGTTGTATCGGTGTCCTTTGAATAGACAAATAATCTTTTTGAGTGTTTTCATATTATTCTTCATCTGCTGTTAGCTCATCTAGTATTTCCCCTAGTTCATCTAATGGTTCATTGATAATCATTTCGATGTTGTCTATAAGCTCTACTTCATATCTTCCCTCATTGTTGTCATAGAATTCTTTTGCTTTTTTTTGTGATAGGTCTGTTCCTATAATTAAACTTAAAATCATAATTGTGTTGGTTATTTAATGTCTTCTTATAACACTTCCTATCTTACTCTCTTATCAGTTTTATGTCTACTACTGTTCTATTTCTTTCTTTGCTTTGTTGAGTGTAGTTACGTTTCCATACATAGGTCCTGCTAGTGATTTTGCATAGAACATTAAATACCTGAATGCCTCGTTCCGATCTTTGATGTTGTTCTTTACCCATTGGTATTGTTTTCGGTAGGCCTCTAGCTCCTGGTCGTATCTGAACGTGTTGTCTTGTAGGTATCGTTCCCACCACATCTCTGGTCCCCCCTGGTAGTCTCTGTGTTGCCTCACGTGGACGAGTTCATGTACCATGAGGTCTTTTGGTATCGGTCCCTTTGAATGTATCGTTTCTCCGTAGGTAAATACGACACCCTTATCGAAGTCTACTTTCCATTTTTTCACGCAGGCATTGTAGATATGTGCTGGTGGTTTTTGTGTTGATATGGTTGTCATAGTTTTTTTTATTATCAGTGTCGAGAGAATAAAGGATTAGATCCTCTCTCGACACTAACAACAAATTGTTGCTCTTGTATCATGTAGCATGCCTATTCATTGTATCATTTTTTTTACTTGTTGTCCCAATTATATACGGTCACTAAGGTCTTCTTTCCTGTGAGGTTTTTTATTCCCCATATGAATATGTAGCCTAGGTGATATTTGTATTGGTATCGATCAAAGTACATGAGTCTTTCGGATTGGTTTCTTTTAAAACCTTTTGGTGGTTTTGTTCCTAGGTAATATGATTCTATTATTCTTTGTTTTGATCTAAAGTTTATATAGTCATTTGTTCTTTCTATTATCCGTTCCCTGGCATGGTGGGTTATTATAAATTCACTTGCTGTTTGTCGTATCTTTTTGTAGATGTCCTCATCCCATTTAGCCATAGACTATATTTTGGTAGCCTTTTTCCCTGTGAGTTTTTCCCATCTTGATATGACGGTCTTTGCATAGTCTATGTTCATATCTATTCCGTAGCAGTAGCGATTGAGGTGATCGCATGCCAGCAGTGTTGATCCCGATCCAAGAAATGGATCGTAGACTATTTCTCTGGGTTTGGTGCTGTTCTCTATTAGCTTTCGCATAAGTCCTACTGGTTTTTGTGTCGGGTGCAGTTTGCTCCGTGCTGGTTTGTCGTGAAAGATTACACTCTTTCCCTTGGTCCTTTCAAACTTATGTCGTTTGTTCCAGCCATAGGCTATGAGTTCGTGCTGTGGTAGGTAGTCCTTTCGTCCCATGACAATGGTGTTCTTTACCCAGATAATCATCTGACTGTAATAGTAACCTGCCTTGATAATTCCGTCTCGGAGAGAGGAGTACATAAGATCTGAATTAAATATATAGAATGCATTATAGCTTTCGAGGTGTGGTTGGACTGCCTTGAGCCAGTTCCTGGTGAAGAGGCTGTATGTTTCGTCTGACTGATATCCATCGTTTGCTATGTCTACTGAGTCTTTCTTTCCGAGTCCTGCGTTGAACTCTTTTTTGCTGGCCACGTAGTCCACACCGTATGGAGGGTCTGTACATATCAATCGTGCCTTGCTCGATGCCATGAGCCTGCTGACAAGCTCTGCATCGGTTGAGTCTCCTATTGCTATTCGATGCTTTCCTAGTTGGTATATGTCTCCTTGTTTCATTTTAGTTCTTTGGTTAGTTTCTTATAAATTTCGTTAGTCATCTTCACGTCGGCCAATGCTCGGTGTTGATCCTTGATTGTGATTCCCATTTCGTCACAGCAGAGTGCCAGGTTGTATTTGATTCCTTTGACTGGTTGGTTCATGATTCTGTATGCGTAGTGCCTGAACTGTTCTCCTGCTCGCATTACTTCTCCCATCTTTTTTGCTTTGACGATCACTGCTGTATCCTGCATTCCCATCATAAGACGTGCATTCATGTTTCCCTGTTCATCGTGGTTGAATGATAGGTGTTTTCCTAGGTGGTATATGAGCCAGGGGATGTCGAACTTCATGCCGTTATGCGTGACGTTGTATTCCTCTTTCACTAATATATCGATGAATTCCTGGAACACTTGCTTTGGTTCCATTCCCTCGGTGTCAATCATCTCTTTGGTTATTCCTGTGATGTCGGTGGTTATTTTTTCTATAGGTATGTTGTGGTTCAGGAGCCAGCTTTTTTCCTCTACTACCTCGCCGTCCTTTACGTGCATGACACCTATTTCTATAATCTCTGCTTTTTCTTTTTGTAGACCTGTGGTTTCTATGTCCCAGACAATATAGTTTTTCATACCTGTTTTGCTTTGAGTCCTGTTAGCTCCTCCCATCGATTCATTATGATAGTGGCCTGGATTGGATCCTCTTCCATCATTCGTGTTTTTCTTCCCAGGTGTTCGCAGGCTATAAGTGTTGAGCCTGAGCCTCCAAATAAATCTATGACAATATGTCCTGGTGATGTACATCTTTTGAGTGGTCGCTCGTGGATTGATATTGGTTTTTGTCGTGGGTGGTATCTTGGTTCCTCTTCTCCTCCTCGGTCCTGGATCCAAAGTGCAAAATATTCTAGCACCTGGTCGTAGCCTTGATTGTCTGATTCAATATCTTTATTGAGTATCTCGTTTAGTTTTTTGGTTCCGTCGTTTAGGTGAGGTGTTCCTCTGGTTCCATATACACACGGTTCGTATGATTGATTGAATGCTATTTTTGGTTTTGGTGTTGATTGACTTTTTATCCATAGGCAGACTCTTTTGTTTTCTATATCACTTTCTCTGTACATGTTTTGAATGATATTGATGACTACCTGATTGGTCCAGTAGAATACGTGAACGTCTTTCTTGCTGTGCTTGAGTGCATTCTCCAGGGACTCTTCTACTAGCATTTTGTATTCTGCTCCCATGCTTGGTTCTGTATATATCATGTCGGCCTTATCGTTGCCCATAAGTTCTTCTACGTGCTTGTGATCTATTGCTGATCCACACATCAATCGGTGGTTACCGAGTTGGAATATTTCCCCTGGTGCTATTCGTGGAATAACATCTTCTTTTTTCTGACCTGCTCTTGTGTGTTCTTCGTCAATAATATCTACGTTATCCCATAGGCTTGAGAGTTCCTGGTCCCCGAACCCTACGTCCAGCAAGAGTTCCATGTCTAGGGTTCCGAGTTTCTCTGTGTCCCATGACCCTGTATTTTTGTTGAGTCTTAGGTTTAGTTTTTGCTCTTCTTTTTCTGTTAGCTCACGAGAGGGTACTCGCACTTCTATCTCCTCGATGCCGAGGTCTGCGTATATGGTTGTCCTCTGGTGTCCTCCGATCAATATGTCTTTTCGTTTTCCTATGTTTACGATCAGGGGTACTACTCTTCCGAACTCTTCTACACTCTCCAGGAGGTCCTGTCGTTGTTTTGATGAGAGACTTCGTGGGTTGTAGTCTGCTGGTATGAGTTCGCTGACCTTTCGAGTTTCGTTCTTCCAGCTTATTTTTTTAGACATTTTCTTTCATGGTATTTATTATAAGCAGTGTTCTTTCGCTCGTGTCCACGAGTTCTTTTATTTCATTCATTCTTTGTCCTGCTGTCTTGGGTGATCGCACACCTGATGCGACAAGCTCTTGTGGAATAACGTTTTCATCTGGATCTAATTGTTTATAAAGTTCTAGGTTGATTTTATTTCTGATCAGTGATTCCAAAGTCTCGCTGTATATCTCCGATAAGATTTGTGTTTGCGTTTTTGTTTCCATATTTTTTTTGTAAATTATTAAGTAATCTTATGTTTGCTTGGTATCCTAGTATGTCTTTTACTTCCTTGCTCATTGCATAGGTTCGTAGTTTTTGTGTGTCTTTTGTCAGCTCCTTGTCCCCTCCAAGTTCTTCTCGTAGGTTCTTGTTATTCATTTTTGACATGCGTTGCATATTGAATATGCTCGCTACTATCAGTGCTGTTTGTTTTTCTATATGTATTTCAAAACCTTTATCAATTTTCATTTCTTTGTTTTCTTTTTAAATCCTCCCTCGCTCGGAGCATGTCTCTTAATTTGTCATTTGATTCTGCACTTTCTTTTCGTGCGTCACTATCTTCTCTGTACTGGATATCTTTTCGTGCCTTGCGTACCATATCATTATCGTTAGATGTATACGTGACTCTTTTTTTATCTCGCTCGCTCCATTTGATTATTGCCATGTAGTGACTCTTGTAGGTATATCCCTTGAGGACTATTCCCTCGTCCAGGGTCTTTATCCACTTGTCCCTGCCTTTCTCTGTGAACATTTCACTCAGGCTGTCGTACTCTTTCTGGTTCAGTAATACCTTTTTAAATTTTCCGTATTGTGTTTTGACAGGTTTTTTCTTTTTAGGTTCTCGTTTCGGTTCTTTTGGTATATAAATATCCTTACAATGATTAGCTAGGACCTTTATGGTTTCGTCCATGTCTATTCGGTAGTGTAGTTTTGCTGGCATTCCCTTTTTGAGTTCCTCTATTATCCCCAGTTTTCTCCCCAGTTTTCTGGCTGTGTCTTGGCCACGTCTCTTGAGTCCTGTCTCTTGGAATATCTCGTCGCTTGTTTTGTATATCCATCCGTCTGGGTCATTTCCTCTGTCTTTCCAATAGTACATTTGGCTCCAAAATACAGCCAGTTGTACTGATCCTAGTGCCTTGGCTATCATTGGATGGTAGGCTATTGGTCTTTTTAATAATTCATAGATAATCTTTTGTTCCATATGGTTTATTGATTAATGATAATTCTCGACTCTCTCTATTGTATCAAAAATAGTTTTCATAGTCTGCCTCGTTTGGTTCTGGTATGTAGAGTTCGAGTCCTGATGTTTGGTTGAGTCCGTTGTCTCCTGTTGGTAGCGATGCCCACATTCGTATCGATCTATTGAAGTCGCTGTATTGCACACTGTCTAATTCCGAGGAGCCTCGCACTCGTGTGTAGCGAACTTCTTTTCCGTTTATTATTTTCATTTCCTCGATGGTCAGAAATAATTTGCAGAGGAATGCATGAGCCTCTTCTGGCTCCAGGTCCATTGCCTCGGCCACCAGCATTTTTGGTACTGCGTGGTAGTATTTTTCTTCCTGTCTTCCTCGTGGTTTTCGATATGGTTTGATGGTTACACCCATTGTTTTCCCTGGGTATCTTCTGATAAATTGTCCCATCCTTTCTCTGTTAAGTATTACCATCTTTCCCTGAGCATCTATCTCTGCTTTGAAGACTGGGTATATATGTTTAGTTCCCATGGTCTTTGTTAATTGCATTGACAAGTGCGATCCCATACTTTGCTACTCGCAAACTTATTTGAGTTTCTATTGGTGAGTCTCTCATTACTTGCATTGTTAGTTCTATTATTCTCTCCCTCTCTTGTTGTACTGCGAGGGCTAACTCCTCATCTCTAACATACATTGCATATTTATATATAGCACTCATAAATCCTTCATAGTACATTGTGTCAGTTGGATTATGTTTGTTTCCTTCAATACAATTATTACTCCAAAGTTCTTCAAACCTCTCCTCTAGTGTTGTTTCATTCCCCATATATTTTGTTGAGTCGTTCTCTTAATTTCTTATAATCGATTGCTTTGGATACTGCGACCAGCTCCTGGTCCGTTGCTCGGTTCAGGGCTATCCATACGTTTTTTTCTTTTTGGAGGTCTCCTCCGTCCTGGTAGGTGTTTACTGCGTGATGCCTCTCACATAGTTTTATAATCGCCCAGGCCTCATCCAGTTGGGAACCTTTGAAAATAATCGAATGCTCCCAAGTCAGTCCTCCTCCACATTCTCCGTCTTCTATGCGCGCGCATATGTCTGGTTCACTCTCGAGGATTCTGCGTACTCTTGTTGATACCTTTCTCATTGGTCTCGGTAGGGTATTGCGTGCTGGACGGCCTCTCGTACTTGTTCTGGCATTTCTTTCTCCTTGATCTTACGTTGCTTTCGCACGGCTGGGTCCGTGGGTAGGAAGTGGCCGTCTTCATTCTGAATAATACGTCTGGCTCTGGTTATGTTTTCGATTGGATCCAGGTGTATAAAATCTTTTAATTTTATACATCGGTCCGTTCGGTTGATGTCCAGGGTTACCAGGTTCGCTTGGTGGTACTTGATATAATAAGCAATCACTAGTCCATCATCGTTTCTTGCTAGTTCGTGTTCTTTTAATATTTTGAACACCTTTTCTTTGTAGGTTTTTAGTTTCGCCATAGTTTGCTATTGCTTTACGAATAATAATACTTCTTGGAACTCTTGTTTTCCGTGCGTTCATGACCTTTCTTCTGAGTGCATCAAATCTTTTGACTCCTATTCTTCTACGCATGTAGTCTCGGTAGGCTCCGTGCTTATCGTGTTCCCAGGACATCTTGTCTTTGTAGTGACAGTTTATACACAGAGTTATGCAGTTGTCTTCGTCATACCTGGCTATCCATTCGTCACGTCTCCAGAAGTGTGAGCATTGGAGTTCCTTACTCTTCTTCCTGCACTTTGGGTTCTGACACTTCTTATCCCTGGCTCGTATGAATTTGCTGAAGAAGTAATCTGCGAGCCTGTAGTTTTTCATTAGAAGTTATTTGGTAGTACAATATCTCGCCATCTCATCCACTTCGCTCTGAACTCTTGGAGTTGTTCTTCTGCCTCCTTGATTGCTTGCTCCATTTCTGGGTGGGTTCGTTCTACTTCTGTTATGTAGAGTTTGATGTCCTCTGCGATAAATCTCTCATCGTAGGTTGCGAAGTGTAGTTTCTCTAGTTCTTTCACTACTATAAAATAATGTACTACTTGCCATTTGTATTCTTGTGGTATTGATCCACAGAATGGTGCGCCTGACTTTGGTGTTCCATCGTAGCCTGCTGGTAGGTGTGATTGCAGTTCATCCTTTTTTGCTTTCTTGTCGTACTCGATTTTATTGTCGTCCAGGATTTTTTTTGTTTCTGCTACGGTGTAGTCGGCCATCAGTCCTGTTTCAATAAGTGGGACCATGTTCTCAATCTTGTAGAGCATTAATTTCTTTGAGTCTGGACACTTGGTTTCATTCGCCTCTGTGTACTTTCCTTTCTTATTTTTGATGAGTCCGTCTGGAGATAGTTTGATCCACTCGTAGTCATCGTGTACGCACATCCCTACTCGGTCTACTGTCTTCCCTGTCTCTCTTTCGAATCTTTTTATAGCGAACTCTTCCTCTCCGTTTCCTCGTTCCATTTCCATTGAGGTTCGGTGTTCTTTAGTTAGTTCTGTTCCCTCTTCTGCGATTAATTCTGCTATCAAGGTTCGCTGTGCATCTTCGGTTCCCATGACTGCTTTCAGTTTGGTTCCTGTGATTGAGCATCTTCTTTGGTCGTGCCATTCCTGGGTTCCTTGTTCTAGTTTTAAGATTTTCATACTATTTTAATTTCTTTTTTAGTGCCTCTTTGCTTTTAATAACCTCTGCATCTTCTCGTACTGACGTTGGGAGTTTGACCCATATCTTTTTCAGTTCCTCGAGGGTTTTTGCTTTGTTTATTTTCGCAATATGAACCGTGCTATTAATGTCTCGCTTTGGAATAAAGTCTCTGATGCGTAGTGCATCCTGTGTTTTTCCGAATGCTTTGACTGGAGTTGCGTGTACCTGCATGGTTTTTCCTACCCATTGCTCTGGGTGTGAACCGTAGAGGTGTGCTAGGGTGTTTCCGTTCGTGATGTTAATAATCATTTTGGGAATGTCTTCTTTGAAATATAAGACTCTCGCTAGTTTTTCTCCGTCTTGAGTCTTGATAGTTTCTTCTCCCTCGAACTTAAGGATGGTCATTTGCATTTCCTCTCCTGGTTCTAGGTTGTGACTTCCTAGGTAGTCTTTATCGAGGAAGTTTTTCCAGTGTCGGTTTTGTCCTTTCTCTTTTTTTGTCAATATTTTTGTGTTGGTATCTGACATGTTAATTGTTTTTTAATAGTTCTATACCTGGTCCGTAGACCTTATAGAATTGAATAATATTTTTACCCAGGATCTCGTACCTTTTTCCTTTTCCTGATCCTGTGATTGTTGTCTTCAGTAGGTTTCCCATACTCATGTCGCTCTGCAGCACCTTGTGATACATTCGCCGTGAGTTTATCCACCAGAAGACTTGGTCTCGCATCAATTCGTTGATGTCGTAGGTTTTATTTTTTTGTATTACGTCCTGACTTCGGTACGCTTTATCATTATACTCTGTTGTCATTTTTATGTCTACTCCTTTTCAGGATTCATTATTTTTTTAATAATCTTTTTCTTCTCTACGTTGATGGCTTTTCTTCTTTCGTCCACGGTTCCATATACTTCGTAGTAGGTTATGAATGCTGTTCCTACTTGTCCGTATCGGTGTATTCGGTCTTCTGCCTGCTGGTTGATTGCTGGTGTCCAGTTCTCGTCTATGATCCATATCAGGTTGCAGTCTTTTTGCAGGTTCAGTCCTGTTCCTCCTGCTATGATGTTTGATGTGAAAACTTGCACTTCTCCTTTTTTGAATTTCTCTACTGAGTCTTTTTCTTTTAGGGTTGAGTATGTAATTTTCTTTTTCTTGAGAGCCTTGTTTAATTCCTCGATGGTTTTCACGTACTCTGCGAAGATAACTACGCGCTCTCCTGTTTCTAAATTGTCCAGGTCTTCTATTACGGCATTCATTTTTGCAAGTGATGTTATTTGCGAGAGTTTTTGAACCTCTACGAGTTGCTGTGCCTCTACAATATTTTTAATTTTATCCAGCGAATAGTCTGGGTGTTGTTCTATAAATGCAACGTATTCGTCCCAGGCTTTGTCGTATTCTTTTTGCTCTGTTGCTGTGAACTCTATTATCTTTCGACTGATTACTTTCGGTGGTAGGTTTGTTGCCTCTGATTTTCTCACGATGTCTATGTCGTGTTTTATTTTCTCACGGAGTTCTTCGAGTTTCGTTGCTCCTTGCTCCCACCAAAATCTAAACTTTCCCATATTTTTTAGGTGGCCTCCACAGTATACTTTTGAGAATGTAGTACGTGATATGTCTCTGGTTATTTGTGCATCTATAGCCAGGAGCTGGTTCCATAATTCAATCGGTTTGTTCATGATCGGTGTTCCTGTTGTGAGGATCACATGTCGTGCGCTTTGTGATAGAAGCACACTTGCTCCTGCTCGCTTGGTTCCTGACATTTTTTTCAGCCGTTTGCTGTAGGTGAACTTTCCTTTGATGTAGTGGCTTTCGTCCAGGAAGAGGTGGTCATAGTCCTTATCGATTAAATCTTGATAGATATTTTGTACGATGTCGTATGAGACAATAGTCCAGGACTTATCTTCTATTTCATCTTTTGCTGTTTGGATTACTTGGATGTCTGTTTCGTCTATCAGGTGGAGTTCCTCTACCCATGATTGTTTTAGTTTTGCTGGGCAGACGACCAGGTTTTTATCTCCCTGGCCTATGTGTGCTGATGTCAGTGTTTTTCCTAGTCCCATTTCGTGTGCTAGGATTTGGTTTTTGTTTGTAAAATTTTTAACAGCTTTTTTTTGGTGGTCGTATAATACTATTTTATCTTTCATGTGAGTATTTCTATTAAATATTTTTAAATATATGTTTTATAACTTCAATAGTCCACCCATTACCAAGCATTTTATATCGCTGCGAATTTGACATCATTCTTTTTTGCCAAGGCACAAGAGTATAGTTATCAGGAACTGTTTGTAGTCTTTCACATTCGAGAGGTGTTAGTTTTCGCCATTCATTTGGTTGAACTATTACCTTTGGCTCTCTATGTCCTCCCTCGCAAGTTGTTACTGTTGGAGCTTTTCCCTCTGGGCTATTATAATCGTGTCCTTTTATGTCTGCTTCTCCTACTTGAATACAGCGAGCTACAAGGCTATCTTTTTGAACAGTCGTAATACTGTTTGATTTTTCTTTCCCATTTAATTCAAGTTTTTGTTCTATTTTTCCATTAGGTAAATAACGACCTCTAATGGCAGCACCTTGTATGCAGCGAGTTATACCATAAGGTACACCCTTAAAATAATTTGCTGTAATACAATGGGCTTTTTCATTATGTTTATTTTCGTATATTTCAGTACGTTTTTTTCCATTACTCCACTTATGGTTACTAGACTCTATATAATTTATTGCTTTTTCTGATAAATTAAATAATTTAGTATTTTTGTTATTACTTTCCAAAATATCCTTTAACAATATCCCCCTATCCTCTGGTTGATCTAATTCTGCAATGTTAGTCCAGTAGTATCTCACTCTGTTTTGAGCTGAAACTAAGGCACTATTAATTTTTACAGGCTGAACTCCAATATGTTCTGAGATAATATCTAAGTACTCTTGTTTCATTCTCACGTTTTCTAATAAGAACTTAACATCAGGGTTTACTTTTTTAATATGGTTGATTATTTCAACAAAAACAAAAAATAGTTTTGATCTTGGATCGTCAAAAGCAAGTTGTTTTCCTGCAAAAGAGAATCCTTGGCATGGGCTACCTCCAAATATAAGATCAATTTCTGACCAATCTATGTCCCATTCTCTCCAATTAGTTACGTCTCCGACTTGAATTGTATCTGGGTGATTGTGTTGGGTTACCGCAATAGCATATTTATCTAATTCACTTGAGTAGTATTTTCCTACTGGTATTTCTAATTGTTTTAATGATTCCTGACCTCCTGATATTCCATCAAAGCAAGAGACTACGTTTAATTTTTTTTCTGTGTGTTTGTTCATGACAGTATTTTTATTAGCTGATTAGTTACCTCTTGCGTTTGTGTTTCTACTGTTTTGGATAGGTCTAGTTTAGTCCACGTTCTTTTTAAGTCATCAGTTAAAATCATTAAATACCCATTATCTATAAACATTGTAGTTTGATTGTCTTTAGCACCCAATGCCCTCATCAGGTCTTGTAGGGTAGATGGTTTACCGAGTACCGTCATATGGTTTATCTTCTGTAGTTTTTTTCTTAGTTGTAGGTTACTCATAACATCCACTTTGCATTTCTCCTGGTGACCGATGGTCGTCTCTTTGATTATAATTTTCTCGCTCCATGTCGTGGTCTTTTG